CATAGTAGATGCTATCAAGATTAGCCGTCCGTCTCCAGCCGATATACGTAATCTTATTTTTGATTGGACATCCCTATACTCACCGTCCGAATGGATCGTTGAGAAGAACGCCTTCCAATCCTTCTTAACGCAGGACGAAGGCATCCGTATGCACTTAGCCTCACGAGGCGTGCAGTTTAAGGAACACCATACCGGCTCTAACAAATGGGATGCCGGTTTCGGTGTGGCATCTATGTCTACCCTCTTTGGTACCAAGCAGTTTGATGGTAAGCACCATCGAGATAACCTGATACACCTTCCATCAGATCAGACCGAGAACATTAAGGCTCTGATAGAGCAGTTAATTACCTGGACTCCAACGACTAAGGGTAAGACCGATATGGTGATGGCGCTGTGGTTCTGTGAGATTCGAGCACGCGAGATGCTCAACTTCGGACAGTACGCAACCCACCATATGAAGAACCCTTTCCTCTCTCGTCACGAGATAGGCAAAAGAACAGTGATTAACTTAGAAGAAGCATTCGCAGAGCAAAACAAAATCAGAGTAATTTAGGGAGATAACATTGTTATCAGTCAAAGAAGTTGACGCGAAACTATCGCGGCTACGCTCACGGTCAGCATCACGCGACCAGCGTATGCGCGACGTGCTTTCGGTACGTCAAGGAGATATCTCAAAGGTATTTCCATCTATGTTCTCCGAGGACTATCCTAAGCCTCTCGTTGCCAACTTCATTGACGTAGCAGCACGCGATCTAGCAGAAGCAATGGCACCACTGCCATCCTTTAACTGTTCAGCAACTAATATGGTTTCCGACTCTGCCCGTAAGATGGCAGATACTCGCACCCGTATTGCCAACTTCTATGTATCAAACTCTGACCTACAGCTTCAGATGTACACTGCAGCCGATTGGTATAACACCTATGGTATGTGTGTTGGTATGGTTGAGATGGATTATGACGATAACAACCCACGTATCCGTATGCTCAACCCATTTGGTGTCTACCCAGAGCTAGACCGATACGGCAGAACACTATCTGTCACTCAGGTTATTATCACTGATGCAGAGTCTTTGGCAGCACAGTACCCAGAGTTCTATGACCAGATTCTAGGTCGCAACCAGTACCAGCTATCTTCACCGTATGTGTCAATGGTTCGCTACCACGACAAGGATCAGGACCTACTCTACTTACCAGAGCGTAAGAACCTAGTCCTATCTTCAACACCTAACATTCTTGGTAAGTGTATGGGACGCACAGTAATGCGTTCATCACTAGACGGAGAAGCACGCGGTCAGTTTGATGATGTACTCTCAGTGCAACTCGCTCGTGCTCGCTTTGCTATCTTGCAGATTCAAGCAGCTGAGAAGTCTATCCAAGCACCTATTGCTATCCCACAGGATGTGCAAGAACTTGCACTTGGTCCAGATTCCATTATGCGTTCTGCTAACCCACAAGGTATTCGCCGTGTACCACTTGAACTTCCACCTGGAGTCTTTACTGAATCCGGTGTACTAGAGCGTGAACTTCGTATGGGTGCTCGTTACCCAGAGTCTCGTTCAGGCAACATTGACGCATCAGTAGTTACAGGTCGTGGTGTGCAAGCACTACAGGCTGGATTTGACACACAGATTAAGGCAGCACAAGCACAGTTTGCTCGCCTCTTTACAGAACTTGCAGCGCTTTGCTTTGAAGCAGATGAGAAAGTATTTGGCGGCATCCCAAAGACTATTAAGGGAACCGACGATGGAACACCGTACGTACTTAAGTACATCCCATCACGCGACATTAAGGGCGAGTACGGCGTAGATGTCCGTTACGGCATTATGTCCGGTATGGATCCTAACCGCGCCATCATTGCTTTGCTACAAATGCGTTCAGATAAGCTCGTCTCACGTGACTATGTACGCCGTGAGATTCCAATGGACCTTAACGTTACACAAGAGGAACAACGTGTTGATATTGAAGAAATGCGCGACTCTTTGCGCGTTGCTGTTGCTCAGTACGCTCAGGCGATACCGGCACTCGCGGCGCAAGGCCAAGACCCTTCACAGATTATCGGGCGTATCGCAGCTGTTATCCAAGGTCGCCAAAAGGGACAAGCGCTAGAGAACATTATCGAAAAGGCATTTATGCCAGAACCAGCCCCAACCCCAGAGATGCCACCTATGGCACCAGGTATGGAGCAACAGATTCCAGCAGCAGGTGTGGCCCCCGCTCCTGCCTCGCAGCAACCTCCACAAGAACAAGCTGGTCAGGCCCCTGCTGCTGGTCAACGTCCAGATATAGCTCAACTACTAGCCGGTATTTCCGGCGCAGCTTAAGCGAGGGAGGTGTAAATATGAATAAAGGATCACGTGCATCAGCACCTGTGTCAAAGCCAGTTGAAGGCAAGAAGGATACCTCTAAGCCAGCAGGCGGCAAGGTATTTTTTGGAATGATGCCAGCAGGCCGTCGCGGTACAGCAGTAAAAAAGGGATAACAAATTTAGTGGAAGGTGTATGGGACGATGGACAATAATAAGATTCGTCGTCCTATACGCCCTTCTGACTTTGTTGTAGTACTTGCAGAAACTGCGTATCATTTATCGCAAGTTATATCAGGATTTTTTGAATCATTATTAGAATTAAGTATTTACCATTCTAACCATAAGACTGAAACTAATCAGGCGTGGGAAGAGATGGCACAAGACCTAGAGACTTTAGAGGAGGACCGATGACAACAGCACCAATGAATCCATTGGCAGGCGTAGCAGGTCCTGGTAAATATTCAGTACGTACAGATAACCTTGATATGGGTTCAACTGCATACGGAGAAGGTGTAGAGACAGCCGCTATTAAAGCAGGAGCTCCACTTGCAAAGACTGGCGAAGTACGCGGTATGCCAGCATCAGAAGTTCGTGCATCAGTTACAGAGACAGTTACTCCGCTTTACGCTCCAACACAACGCCCTGAAGAAGAGATTACAGCTGGCGTTGATATTGGACCAGGTGTTGGATCATCAGCGTTAATGATGGGTAAATCTGCAGAGAAACTTTCAGATGCTTTAGCAAAGATGCTTCCATATGATGAAACCGGCGAAATAGGAATTCTTTATCAGCAAGCACTATCTAAAGGACAGTAATGGCTGAGAATCTAAAAGCAGCCGCATTTTCTGCAGGGTTATCACCTGTTGAAAAGAAAAAAGTAGATGACTATAACAAGTCTCTCAAAGTACATAGAGAATTATTAAACCTTCCACCAGAGGTTGCAACAACTGTCTATAATAATAAGCCAGCAAACCAGAAAAAAATTCTTGCTGACAATTATGGAACAGAAGATCCACAGACAAAGCCATCTCGTGGTTGGCTAGGTACTGCTTGGGCTTATACCGGTGGTGCAATTAAAGAGGGTTTTACTCTTGGTCTAGCTGGACTACAGAATGTATCTGACGTTACAACACGTGTATATCGTGCCGTCGCTATTCCACTATCACAAGGTGAAATTGGGTTTGCTTGGGATGAAGCAAATGATAAAGGCGATAAAGTTTTTAACGAAGGACGCATTGAAGATGCTAAGGCCAAGTTTGGACAAGCAGCAGTTGATGTAGCAATTAGAATCTCCAGAGGAGAAACTGCAGCAGAAATTGCAGAGACTGCAACTCCAGAACAATTAAAGTATTTAAGACTTGCTGACAAAAAGCAAGGTTTAGAAAAAGATCAGACAACTAAGAAAGACCAGGCAGATAGAGACTTATTCCAAGATACTCTTGATGCTGTTAACGCAGCTAAGTTCTCACCTGGTCGTCAATTAGCAAACCTTATTCTTCCAGCCTCAATGGAAGGTTCAGGGTTTTTCTATAAGGCTATCTCTGGTGTAACCGATGCAGCTTATCGAATTGCTGTAGATCCTCTTCTTGTAGCTGGTAAAGCAAAGCGTCTATATGATATTAAGAAGTATGCAGTAGAAGTACTTGTTGGCGACACCGCAAAAGGTGGCACTAAGTTGGCAGAGTATTTTGCCAAGCCAGCAGCAATTAACTTCTGGGATGAATACGGCGCTAACCTAAATGCTCTTAACAAAGCACGTGCTTCCAAGAATGTAAAAGAAGCAATCGTTGCAGAAAATAATCTTAAGCGCCTAGCACCTGAGTTTGGTCCAGCAGTAATCAAAGATATGATGAAGGCAGATTTGCCTGTAGTCGATGCACTTACCGCTAAGGCTTACTTTGAAAATGCTGCAGAACTAGGTTCTATTATGACAGGAAGCATTGGTCGTCGTAGAGTTTTAGCTCCTAGACTTGATGTGGCACGCAAAGCTCGTGTAACTGCAGCAACTACTGCCAACAAGGTTTTCAATATTGACAGAATGGGTTCACGTTTCGTCAATGATCTATTCTATGGCGCTCCTTCTACTACAGATGGAGTTATGAAACAACTTGTTGATGGAGTAGAAACAATATCAACAACAGTAAAGGCTAGAACTCCAGGTCAAGATGTTGGTCGCTTCTCTATGGAGATGATTAACTACAAAATTGATAAGTTCAAAGCAAAGTTTACAACTATTCCATTCTTTAAGGATGACGTATTAGATGTAACTGCTGTTGATGCTCCAGAACAGATGTATCGCCTAGCAAGATTGGTACTTCCAAAGGCTGAGTCAAGAGTATTAGCCTCATCATTTGCTGCAATCGAAGATGTTAACGCTAGAAAAGATGCGTTCTACGGATTGTGGTCAACCATTGCTGACATTCGTGGTCTTAAGGCAACTGAACCTGGCCAACTAATTGTCCGTCAGTTAACCGGTAAGGGCCAAACCCGCTTTAGCGTAGGTCGTTATGGCAAAGCCAAGGATGGTAGCGACATTGCTATCATTCCATCTGACAATTCAACACTTGTTTCAGCCCCGTCTGTTGCAGATATAGACAGAGCAGCTACTCGATCCGGTTTAATCCAGCGTATGGCAGGTCTTGCCAACAATGAGTGGGTAGAAAAGATGACTGCAGGCTGGTCATTCCTCACACTTGCCGGTCCTCGTTACGCACTACGTAACGCAACAGAAGATTTAATGGTTAACCTTGCTATCGGTGAGACTGCGTGGGGTCTTGGTAAAGGTAGAATCTTATCTACTCGACTTAACACTGCTAGAGGACTTGAAAAGGGTTTAACTAAAGCAGAACGAATAGCTGCTAATCCTCTTGGTGCTGTTTTGCGTATCCTTAATAAGAAAGAAGCAGAATCATTTGCTAAAAGAATGGATGACGTTGATGATGTCATTGCTAAAACAAGAGAAGAAATTAAGACATTAAACAATACTGTAAAATCTACTACAGATGAAGCAGTAAAAAATGCTACAAAGGCAAGAATTGCAGAACTTAAGGCCAGCATTAAAGGTGGCCCAGTTCAACAGCGCAGAGTTATTATGGCTCAAGCTCTTAATGAAGGTAAGTTAAATAGAGCCTATAAGAGACTTGGCATTAAAGCACCTGGTCAGTTAGATAAAGAACTTCTTGCAGAGCAGATTCTGCACGGTGATCTCGATAACGCCCTTGCTGATATTGTAGAAGGCGGAAAGAACTTTGCAGTAGGCATTGATTATGTATCACGTGCTGTTAACTTTACCCGTCAACACGGAGTTCGCAGCGTAGCGTTGAGGATTGAAACACCTCGTCCATATACGAGAGCTAAAGGCTCAATAGGTTATCAGTCGCTTCCATTAGGCACACAAAACGAAGCATCTATGGTTGCTTGGCTTATGCGTATTGGCTATTACAGCAACGATGAACTAGGCGCTATTGCTATTGCTAATCTTAGTGATACCCCAGAAGGAAAAGTAATAGCTGTTAAGAAAATCTTTGATTGGCTTGATGATCCAAAGAATAAGAAGGTTGTAGATGCCTTCCGTTTAGAAACAAATGGATACACAAAGCAGGAGCACGCTGAGATAGTTTACAAGGCTGCACGTGAACTGTTTGAAAAGCAGAACAAAGAATTAAACCTAGACCTTCTTAACAAGGTACGTCAGATTGATGACAAGACTGGTGAGTATGTAGTTCGTGGAAAGTTATCACTTGATGACCTACCAGATAATGACCTAGATATTCCAGAATACGTAGTTGGTCCACAACTTGTAGCTGTATCTGATACAGGAAACTACACATCTTCTCTTATGGAGAAGGGTTGGACTTGGCTAGGACTATCAAATGCACGTCTATCTCGTGAGCCATTAGCGCTTGCTGAGATGATTCGTATTCGTAAGGATATGCGTAAGTCTGGCTTTGAAGATGCCTTTATCCAGTCATTCATTAAGAATGTAGACCCAACTAATGCAGCTAAGGTAGAAAAGGCAACTGACCTTGCCAAGCAGAAGTTGGCACAGATTGTAGAAGACAGGGCCAGACTACAGATTCTTGACTATGTTGATAATCCAATGGTTCGTAGCCAGTTGGCATTTGGTGTCCGTAACTTTGCACGATTCTATCGTGCTACTGAAGACTTCTATCGCCGTATGTACCGCGTTGTTAGATACAACCCAGAAGCGATTGTTAAAGCTGGACTTACCTATGAGGGTATTACACACTCTGGTTGGATTCAGCAGGATGATCAAGGCGAATCTTACTTCGTTTACCCAGGTATCGAGCCTGTGTACCGCGCAGTTCAAGGCGCTATGACAGCAGTAGGTATTCCAGCAGAATTTAGAGTACCGCTTCCAGTTCAGTTTGGTGCTCAAGTAAAGATGATTACACCATCTTTGAACCCTGATTCTATCGTACCTACATTTGCTGGTCCTCTATCTGGCGTATCAATGAAAGTAGTTACTAACCTAATTGGATTCGCAGCCCCTGGAACCGCAGACACTATTACACAGATGACAATGGGTAAGTACGCAGTAGACCAGTCTATGGTCTCTGCATTCCTACCTGCTCACATCAATCGTTTATATGCAGCAATGGATCGTGACGAAAGAGACTCACAGTACGCCTCAGCTTGGCGTAAATCAGTTACTTACCTAGAAGCATCAGGCAATGGTGTTCCTAAGAAGTACAACCCAGATGGAACCCTGATTCCACCTACTGCTGCAGAGCTTGAAGCATATCGAATCAAGGTAAAGAACACCACCATCGGTATCCTTGGAACTAGATTCGTATTCGGATTCTTTGCACCTGCATCACCTCAAGTACAGCTCAAGTCAGATATGGCTGAGTGGGTAAGAGATAACGGTAGTGCCAGCTTTAAGCAGGTATGGAATGACTTGCTAGACAAGTATCCAGGTGATTACGATAAGGCAATGGAGAAGTGGGTAGAACTTTATCCAGATCAGATTCCATTTACTGTTACAGAATCTAAGCGTTCAACTGTTGCATACTTTAGATATGCAGAAGAATCTGGTGCATTTGTAGCACAGAATGAACAGCTCTTTAAGCAGTATCCACAGGCTGCTGCTTTCCTTATTCCTCACAAGGCTGGCTTCTCTTGGGATGCCTATAAGACTATGAAGGATATGGGTCTTCGTACCTCTAAGCGTGTAGAAGACTACCTACTCGAAGTACAGACTGCTACAGACCTACAGACTTACTACGATAAAAAGGGTGAGTACGAAAAGAACCTTGAGATGGTTCCAGAAGGAGTAGGCAAGACTGCACTCCGAGAAGAATTTAACTCTTGGAAAGAAATCTTTTTTGCTGGTCGCCCATTGGTACCAGAGCAACTATCACAGGGTGGACAGAAGGCTGTTGAACGCCTGAAGGCACTTGATGATTTAAGAGCAATGCTTAATGACACCAATGTAAAGGTAAAGCCTTTAACACAGGCAGCCCTCAACGATATGTTGAGACTTTACGATAACTACAAAGAGCAGAAGCAACAGCTTGAATTAGTAAGCGGTTCAAGAAATGCTATATCTGCTCTTAAGGATCAAACCATATTACAGATTAAGATTCTGTCGGATACAAATGAAAACACCAAGGCTGCATATAACGTTCTATTCGGAAGTTTATTGGGAGAGTAATGGCTATAACTGATAACGAAATCAAGGCACTTGATAAAGCGTTTAGTGACGCACGTTCAGCCTCTCGCAACGCAAAAACTGCCGCCAAAGTTGTATCAGATAGAATCAAGAAGTTTCCAAAAGACTTTCAAAAGGGAACACCGCAAGGTGATGCTGCCTATGCTGAGTTGCAAAGACTCGGAACACTTGCCAAAGAAGCGGCAACAAAAGAATCACAAGCAAAGCGCCAGCTTGATGCAGCAAAAGCCAGTCAAGCAGAAGTAGAGAATGCTGATAAGAATGAACTTGAAGCATTGCAAAAGGGTGAAGAATACGTAAAGCCTAAAAGCAAGAAAGAATTAGAAGCTGAAGCTGGATTAAAGCCAAGAAGTGCAACAGAGGCATACATAAAGTCTGTAGCAAATTCTGACCCAGAACAAGTTAGAAACCTTCAGCAACTATTAAAGGATGCTGGAAAGAACCTTATCGGTGTTCCATATTATTCAGGACCAGTTGATGGAAAATACAATGTTTCACTAGGTCAAGCTATTAGAACTGCTGATGCTGAAATGTCACAAATTGAAAAAGAAAGTGACAAGATAGTAGATAGAACTACATTCTTTAATGAAATAGCTAGTAGAGGATTGGCTGCACCAGGAGGGGTTGCAGGGACAAGAAATCAACTTCCTATTCCTACTGGAACTAGAACCGTATATACACCAACAGAAGCAATCTCTACTATCAATACTGTATCTAAAAGTCTTCTTGGACGTGAAGCAACTCCAGAAGAGTTAACAAAGTTGAGGGCTAGTCTTAAGAAAGCACAGTCAGAGGCTATTACTACTACTAAGTATTCAATGGTTGGTGGAGTAAGGGTTGCAGATACAACCGGTAACTTGGATGAAATAGAGTTTCTTTCAAATCTTATTAAAAAGAATCCTGAATACGACCAGCGCAAGCAGGGCTTGCGAGATGTCGGCAAGGCAGAACTAATAAAGACAGCAGTTGCTAATGGTCTTGACTTAGATAAAACATTTGCAAATCAGTTGCCTAACTGGACTAAGAGAATTGAGAACGGCGAAGACCCTGAAATCTTTAAGCAGTTAATTCGTCAGACTGCAAAAGTTGGCCTGCCAGATAAAATAAATAAGTTACTTGATCAGGGCTTAGACCTTGATGCTGTATATGCGCCATACAAGAACACTATGGCTTCACTGCTTGAAGTTAACCCAGATTCAATCAGCCTTAGCGATCCTCTATTAAGAAGTGCAATTCAAGGGGATAAAGAAATGCCTATCTATGATTTCCAGCGTCAAATTAGAAAAGATAATCGTTGGCAATATACAAACAATGCACGAGGTGAGGCAGCTGATGTTGCTAAAACCGTGCTACGCGACTTTGGATTTATGGGGTAACAATGGCTAAGAAAAAACTAGAACCAACAGTTACCATTGGTGGAGCACCAGCCGGTTATCGGGAGACAGCAACTCCTGCGTCAAAAAGAACCACTCCTGCTCAGGATGCAGCAGAATTAGCAGACATTAAAAAACAAGTAGCAGAAATTGCAACACAGACCGGACAAAAGGTTGACCCAAGAACTGGTCAAATTATTATTGACGAAGCTGCCACTGCTAAAAAGTATGGTGTAACACCTAAGCAAACATCAGTAACACCAACAAACACAGCAGATGCAGCCGAACTTTTGCGCTTGCGACAGGAAAAGGCTGCAATGGATGCAGCAGATCTTCGTGACCGACAGTCTGCTTACGATATTCTTTTTAACGAATTTAGCGCCTATGGATTAGGTGCCTTGGTAGAGGATGTTAAGTACCTTCTTCAATCTGACGTATCACCATCACAATTTTCTATTGAACTAAAGAATACTAAGTCATATAAGGATCGCTTTGCAGCCAATGAGAACCGAATCAAAGCTGGTCTAAGAGCACTTAGCCCTGCAGAGTATATTGGACTAGAAGACCAGTACCAAGAAATTATGCGTAACTATGGATTGCCAGCAGCTTATTATACCAAAGATGGAACAGGTAAGCAGGTAGGTTTTGAGAAGTTTATTGCTGGAGATGTATCTGCAGTAGAACTTGAGGACAGAATTGGTACAGCGCAGAAGCGTGTTATTAACGCTAACCCAGAAGTATCTGCAGCACTCAAGCAGTTCTATCCTGATATTACTAATGGCGATATCTTGGCCTATACACTTGACCCAACAAAGGGGCTTGAAGATATTAAGCGCAAGGTAACTGCTGCTGAAATTGGTGGAGCAGCAATGATTCCTAAGAATGCTGCAGGTCAACAGATACTTACTACCTCAGAAGCGCGAGCAATGCAGCTTGCTGGATATGGTGTTGATAAAGCTCAAGCAACACAGGGCTACAGCGCTATTGGCAGTGGATTACAGCGTGGTTCAGAACTCGCTTCAATCTATGGCGAGAATCCTTATACACAGGCCACAGCAGAAGAAGAAGTGTTTAAGCTATCAGGACAAACTGAAGCAGAGAAGCAACGTAAGAAGATTACCGGACTTGAGAAGGCTGCCTTTGGTGGCCAGACCGGATTAACTAGCGGAGCGCTAGCAAGAGACCGCGCAGGCGGTATTTAACAGACCTGCCACTAGAACGACTGGCCTAGTGGAGCGACAACAATTACCAGGAGTTAGAGCCATACCGAATCCCCATTCGAGTATGAGGCTAGCGCAATCAACTAATGATAGGGAGAAGGACATATGTCCAATTACGAGTACGAGGATGACGACGACGATTTCACTACGGAATCTCCACAGTCTAATGACCTTGTAAAGCAACTACGCAAGGCTGCAAAGCAAAAGGATAAAGAACTACAGGAGCTTCGCTCTCAGTTTGAAAACCTAAGCAAAGGCCAGCGCGAACGAGCAATTAAGGATGTCCTCGCAACTCGCGGG